GACACCTTAACTACCTGACCTTCTAAGTGGTCAAGCCCTGATATTTCAGTCAATGGAGCTATATTTTCTTGAGTCAAGCCGTTATCAACGTAATGAGTGAAATCCCATCTCTCTATAAAGTTAGATTCAACACCACCAACAGTCCTACGATTAATCATATATAATTCATCATCAACAACTGATACGTCTTTTATTGCGCCAGATGTTGTCCAGTTAGTAAATCCATTAATATCCTGACTTCTAAGCGTATTAAGTACAGCAGCGCCACCGTCATTATTAACAATAAATACCCAATTGGCATCTTCTGAGCTAGTGCCGCCCAATATCGCAATATCGACAGGGACCTTAATTAACTCAGGACTTAAGACACTGGTCTCACTAGTAGCATAAGCGTCTTCGTTGAAAGAGAATACAAACTCTCTTAAGCTTTTTCCGTTTCGATCAACAAATATTGTCGCTCCATCAATCTCCTTAGCTTCTAAATTCAAAGATCCGTGAGAGGTTTGTGGTGCAATAGTAATCGTAGTCGGAGTGACAGGACTTATATTTACAGTAAACTCTGAGCCATCCGTAAATATTTGTAAGTTTCTACCGGGAAACACATCAACGATATTATTTAGCTTTCGGCTAGAAATAGTAGTAAAAATAGCGTCATCGTCGTCACCTTCATCAATATCAAAGTTAAATGATGTTCCAGACTTACTTAAAAATAAACTTTGAGGTTTAGACTTAGTTCCACCAAATACCAACCTACCTTCGTAGAAACAGCCTGTCTTCTGAAATCCTCTTGTTTCACTCCAAACGTCTTCTTTTCTTGGGCTGCCCGTGGTGTCATGTATAAAAGTAAGCGTTTTAGATGCAGTTCCAGAAGTTGGAAAGCCGCTAAACAACTCGAAAGCTTTAGCAGATTCACCGCTGATTGTAATTGTGTACTCAAATACTCCTGACCTAGCGACACTTACACCTGTTTCACCAACAACAGGCATATCTTGAATGTTTTTCTGTATATTAAATGCTGTAGATTCCCTCTCATCCGCATCTGCATCACCAGCAAAAGTAATATTCTTACTTAAAATGCCCTCGATATCTATTTGAAATGTATCGCCAGGTAAAAATGCAGTAAACAGCAATTCTTGAATATCGCTTATAGGTGTAGGGCTTAATGTATCGTTATAATCAAATTGAGGAACATTAGTAAAAGGAACATCATCTAAACGCCAGTCTGTATCAGTACCTAAATTAATAATACGCTGAGGTAGATTATCTTGCTGGATTAAAATCATAACCGCTTCAGACTGTACGTCTCTTAACTCGCTTAAATTTGATGTTAAGTAAGGGGCTTTAATATCAGCCACATGAGCGTTAGTATTCTTTCTAAATACACGACAATTACCATCAGTAAAACTTAATAAGTAATGCCTAGTTGATTCAATGCTAAAGTCTTTTAGTTTAACATTTGATAATGTGCTAGATAATTCCCATAAATTAAAATCAGCTAAAGTAACTTTATCAGTTAGTAAATCAGTTGATCCTATTCTAGCTAATCGCCAATACCTTGCTGTTACACCTACAAACAATCTAAAGTTTTGAGAAGCTGTACCGATTAACGGCAATGTGGCTCTAGTAGTAAAAGTAATATCGTCAGTTGAGGATTGAACTACAAACTCAGAATTAGTTAAAGTAGTTAAAAAAATACCCCTAATATCCGCAACTTCAATATAAGTAGCTGCGCCTAAATCTTGTTTAGCAACGACGTAGGGGTCAACTGTGGATATGTTGGTCGTAGTGACTGTAGTGGTAGAATCATCTTCGTCGCTGATATTTGCGCCTGTACCACCCTCTGGCATAGTGTTAACAGTAGTGTTTCGAGATAATACGGGCAATGCTTTTTGAATAAACTCTGTACCGGGTCGCCGTCTAATTCCACCCTGTGGGATAACCACCCAGTTATCAGCAGTTTCAACGCCTTGGTAATATTGCTCTAAGTCTATTCTGCCTTTTAATAAGGGACTTAATACCCCTGAAGTAAAAGAAGTCTGTATAAGTCGAGTTTTAGGCATTTAAAAGAACCTTGCATTAAGCTTTTTATTCAAACCTATCAAATCCGTAAGCTATACAGTTGAAAGAATCCGCCGCCGCTCCAGCGTTATCTTGTATTCTCATTGTTAAGCGCTGCGTAGTACCTCTATCTAACTTAATACCAGACATTAAACCAAGCTTAGTTAGATCTAATGTTATAAAGTAACCAAAGTCATTACTTGCATTAACGTGTCTAACTTCCCATAATGTAGGAATAGGTGCAAAACTCAACCTAAAAAGGTCTTGATTTGACTGAATGCCTTCATGGATATCTACATCACCTCTTGATGATGAATAAAATAACCGACAACCATTCGTCAATGCTGAACCATCAGCCCACTCATTAGGTTGTCCACTACCCCCATAACCGACAATGAAATTAAGTACTGTGATATAACGGTCTTCTTTAGCGTCTGCTGGTATAAAATAATCTACATTAGTAACACTACCATCAACCCCCATATCTTTTGTACCATTAGGCAAACCGTCACTAGTTAAAAACTGGCGAAAAGGCTCAACTTTCTGCACTGATAATGGCGGGTACGACGTATTAATCACTACTATTTCAGAGTCTTTAGTAACTCTTGCTGTGTTTTTTGTTCCGCATCCATCTCTAAGATTAAAGTTCTGCATTACTAAGCGTCAAAATCTTCGAAGTGAAATATAATTTCAATCTCGCATAATCCTGTAGTTCCTGTATCGTACTCTACTGCTATAGCATTCCCTGGTCCCAAAATAAGCGCACCGTGGAAATCATCAACTACAGTATTAAGTGGGCCTGATCGCTCCACGGCAATCTGATCGCCTGTTGTTAGACCTGTAATAGCGGTATCACCAGCCATCGCAGTTGCTTCAGCCGCTATACCTTTCGATAGATTTAGTTTTGCTGGCATTATTATCTCGCCAGATGCAGCCGTACCTGTCACAGCAAATACTCTCCATTTAACAGCTTCAACACCACCAAAATTTATCTCGTCAATAAATAGGTTTCGTGTAGTTGAGTTACTTTGAAGGTAGGCCATTATATCACCAGCGGTACCTGTCATACCATCGTAAACAGCATGATAAGCTAAACCCTCGTCGCGTGAAGTATAGAATAACCTTAATCCGCTTCTTGATGATGTATCTAAACGCTGATTCTTACTTACACCAGCATCACCATTCCTTCCTCTACCGTCTTCAATCTTCATTTGTATCGTCCTCTTTTATGACTTCATCGTGAGCCAGTGAGTTGTATGTGTTCATTATCTTTAGTTGAATTAAAATTTCATTTAATAGTGTTAAATGCGTACCCTTTTCTTGAGTTACTAATAATCTCCCGCTTGCGTCAACAGGGACATTCATATATTCATCATTATACTTACCCGTTAATACGGTCTTAGTAATAGCGGCTATTGTATCGTCTTTTATTTCACCGTCTAATGTAGTTGATGATATTATCAGCGATACCGTGACCGAACTTTTCGCAAGTGCTATAACCCGTATATCAAATACACCTTCGTTATTTACAACAGTAATCAAATCATTAACTGCTAATCTTGTAAATCCAGAGTTAAAATAACCTATTGCCATTACAGTTGATTGTGTATCGTTTGTGGTGTAGGTATAAACCAAAGCGCCCGGTCTCGTTCCGCCAACTAAAACTAATGTATTAAAATCGAAAGCCACTTAAAACCTCACTTCAATAAAGGGAGCGTTTAAAATAGGTGTTTGAGGGTGCTGGGTTGAATCTGTGTAGCGAGCCATGTTGTACGCGTTCACGTATTCAGCAGCCATACGGTCAGCAGATGCTGGGTTATCTCTTATAGATGACGCAAAGTCTTTTGCTAATGCGTACTCAATCATCTTAGAGAAGTATACAGGCCATTCTGACTCAGATACGTTTCTAATATAATCACAATGTAATGTTTGGGATAAGTTAGTGTAAACTTTATCGCCGTAAACTTGATAGCCTACGTTTGGATTAAGCTTAATTAAAACTAGTAAATCGGAGGGTAATTGATAGATACTTTGCCAATCGTTATCTAGCGGCTCATCAACTAATAAAGATAATTGGGCTTTACGCCGTGCAAATCCCCATCTGTGTTTCGTTAATTCGTTTTGAACAATATTATCATACAAGTTATTGCCGACCTGCTGAGCGGGACCATTACCTGTTAATGAGTTTATAGGGCTATCACCAATCAAAATAAGAGCGTTAGAAATTAAATCAATCTTACTCGCCATGGTGATATCCCGTTTAGACTAAGTGTCGGTTGCTGGTATTAATAGACCATCTACAACATCAATAGCTGAACCAGTGTTTGAATTTACATAAGTAAATGTCATGGCTGGCGTGCCACCTGTTGAAGAAGCTACAACGATTAAATCATTTAGATTTATCTCGTTGATAGCATCTAGAAAATAATCAGCAGCAACAATGGTTGCAATAGCGTCAGTACTTGAATACATCCACATTGAACCTGCATCACTGTTTGCTCCACTTACTCGGGCTAGCCCGCTTCTTGCAAATGCCATGATAGCCTCCTAAGCTGTTTCGTCGTAAATTACTTTAACTAAACCACCAGTGTCACGAACCACTGAACCCGCTTTAATCATACCGTTTACTAACCATGTTGTGCGATCAGCAATATAGTTAATTTCTGTCTTTTTATCAAAACCTTGAGCTAGTCCGACTGAATCCATATGATACGCCCAACTATCGACATTATTACCCGACTTAGTTAAACCACCCTCGTCTCGGTCTTCGATAAAATTAAAAGTGAATCCCATGAATGAATTGATATCACCATTAACTAATGCTTTTACATTAGCAAAGTCATTACTAGTTAACTTATCATCATTCAATAGACCACCCAAACCATCAGCATTAGCTGCAAAAAATAGGTTGCTGTTACCAACTCCTTGTTTCTTTAAAGCTACTTTTGCTAGTATTAGTTTTGCTACTGTTAGATTTGTTGCGTTGACAGGTATGTCAGTCGCGTCTGGTGTTGATGCGTCCATAGCGTCGATAATTAATTGATCACTACGCCGACCTAATGCAGAAGCAACAACCATTACTAGCTCTTGTTTCTCATCAAAGTTAACCTCTGCTTGATCAAAGATATCTGAATATTCGGGAGCGAGCCAGTTCTGCAATGTTGCGGTTACTAAATTGTTTCCTACATCCATAGCTGTGACTAAATCAGATGTTGATTTCTGATTAGCTAAACCCTTACCCATTTTACGGAATTCATACGTTGCCGCAACAACATTGTTTCTTACGGTTACTGTACTTCTAAGCATTCCAGTGCCTTGATAGGCCTGTTTAACTCTAGAATCAAATTCTTTTACAGCAACACTCGATAGTGTTTTACTCATTTTGAATTACCTCAAAAATTGAATTAATTAAATATTTCTTGAGGATTTTAGTATTTGATTGTCCCGTTTAAAACGAGGTCCAACTAAAACCTTTTTGCTTTAAACGGGCTGCTTTGAAAGGAGTTATCCGAATTAACTAAATTATAGCAATTTTACTAAAATTTGGCAAATTTAACTAACTGTTGAAATATCAGGACCATTCCCTCCCCACTCTTCCTGCATCCTCAACACCATAGCGTTGAACTCAGGCTCAACTGAACATCTCATCTGTCCAGCTTCATTAGTTTCAAACATAAGACTTTCTATTTTTTCCCAAGTTACACCAGTCGGATTTTCTCCACCATCCTTAGGAAGTACAGCGGGCGAGAATGCTTTTAACATACTTTCAACTAACATAATTGAATCAGCACTATTAACCAATTTACTTACATCTTCATAGTTATCACCAAGCTTATGCTTAAGGGCGTTTTCAACTCTTTTTATTCTCTGGTCGTGGTTATCGCCTAATTTTGCCATCTCAGTTTCATGGAATGCCTCAGAGCTTGCGGTTTCTTGAGCGGTTAGCATATCCCAAGCCGCTGTCATACCCTCTTGATTCATATTAAATTTATTTCCAAATTCAGTCAAAGTTACAAGTAAAGCATCCTCTTTATCTATTCCTTCGGGCGTTGCATAACCGTCTTTAGGTGCTCCAACAAATCCCCCGAACTTACTTTGTAGCTCACCGTAAGCCCTAGCTTGTTCATTAACATTTTTAAAATGAGAGTGCTGATACCATTCAGGACTATCTCCCATTCCTTTCACTCCTTCAGACTGAAACCACTCTCCTTTGCTCAATTCAGGAGTCGAGCTATCCAGTAAACTTTCTGGCGCTGCGGGAATTCCCGTTTCGGGTGTTGCGGCTGGTTCTGCTGCGTTATCTTCACTCATTTATTTTCTCCACGGATAGTTGATTATTTGCTTATTTTTTTGTAAGGGTTGGTGTTTCATTATAATTTGGATTAATTCTTTCTTAACATTATCTAAGCTTAAGTCGTTAATACTTACCCAATCCAAATGCTTGTTATCTCTGTAACATCGAAACGCTCTGAACTTATGAACGTAATGAAATCGGTTGAAATTGTATTGGTTGGCTAATGACATTAACCATTCGGTCTCTAAGCTGATATTATCAAGAAACTTCTTATCTGATTCTGATAATGATATTTCAACAGATGGCTGTTTATCACAAAGAACCTCTTCAACAATACCGCCAAACTCAGCACCTATATTATTGATCTCAATCTCACTGATACGATTTCTTAACGTCTCCTCCTTCATGTTAATTGCTTGTGTAATGCCTAACTCTTTACCTTTCGCTCTTAGTTCTTCTATATCCACTAGATCACCTTTGCTTGTTGTAGTTGTTTGATTATATGTTTTATTACACTTGCTTCACCGTTATGATAAGCGGCCTCATAGTTAACATTAACCGAATCAAAGCTAGTAGTATTGTTAAATACATACCTCTGATTTAAGTCTGTTAGTACTCTTTGGCCATCATCACTAGTAAATAACCTATGATAAGCTTGAGCCATTGATACAGCTACTTGCTTAGCTTCATCATTAAGCTTCTTAGCCTCTTCATTACTTATATCTATATTTAAGTCGCTGTAGTCATTGTTCATTGAACCGCCTGTAGATTAGTTTGACCTTCTTCTGTTTGTTCTTGTTCTGCCTGTTTTGCGCCAGCCTTCATGATTTCTTTTTTCTCTGCATCACTTCTAACTAACTCTTGTGCCATACCTGTTTTCTTAGCAGCCCATGAGCCAAGGTCTTCTACTTTAAATGATGCGCTTACAAAGTCGGGGTCTTGAGTTGTTTCAATTACAAACCCTATGGCTTGTTGAACAGCAAGTAATTCTTCTGCGTCCTGAGTTCTGGCTAATGGAGACGTGAACTTAATAGTAACTTCTTCACCTCCTATCTTAATTGGCTGGACTAATCCTCTACGCTTAAGTATAAAATGAACTCTTTTTAATATCGGGATTAATACTTCTGTTTGTAATCGACCGAAAGCTGAGCCAATCTTTTTTGCTAAATCTCTTGATTCAATAGCGAACTGAGTTGCAGATACCACGGAATCACTCGGCTCTCTCAAGTCAGCAAAGAATGCTTTCTTGATAGTATTTTGCAATTCAAGTATTTCAAACTGAGCTAACTGCAAGTTAGTGCTAGTGTCTAATCTTGCTAAAGAGGGATTGTTAGTCTGATTTGAATCAACAGGTATAACTACGCCAGGTGCAATCACCATGTTATAGGGATTAATTACACCATCAGTTTTAGCAGTCCATATCCCAGATAAATCAATAGCGGCTTTTCTTAATACGAACTCTTTTGCTTTATTGAGCGATCGAACATCAGGTAATACTTGTAAAGCTGGACCTCTTCCTCTAATCTCACCCGAAGTCTTAGAATAGCGTCCTGTTACCCATGGACTAGATTCGCCGTAATCTTGAATCCATGATACTTTATCTTCACTACCAACCCACACTATACCCGTGTAAACCTTGTCTTTTGGGTCAAAAACAACGCCTTCATTGAGACCTACTTCAGTTTCAGGACTTTGTTTGATAGTATTCTGTAACTCAGTGCTTACTGTGAAGCCCGGCCATTTGCGTTCTATATTGCGAGCTTTAACTTTAAATCTACGCCAGTGGGTCTCAATTACTCCGAATGGACCTTCCTCAAAAGATACACCATTTTGCGGTACCGAGCTGAATATAATAGGCATATCATCTGATTCAGGGTCTTCATCTATCATTAATGAGCCTGTACCAATCAAT